TATATCGAAATCTTGAACCTTTTCATTTAAAGCTAATTTTAAAGCGTTATCCAATGTAACTTGCTTAACTTTACTTTCATACTCTACCTTAGTTTGCTCGTTAGCTTGTTGTAGTTCTTGAATTTGTTTCATTAATTCTTCATTACCAGTCGCTAGAGGTGTAAGTGTTTCTAGTTGCGTATCACGTTCTTGTAAATCAGCTTTTAATTGCTTAACTTCTTCATTCTTTTCATTAAACTTAGCTTTAGGGATCCAATTCCCGTCGTTTACAACACCTAGTTGTTTATCGCCCAGCTTTTCTTGTACTACTTGCGCTAGTTCTTCACCTAATAATTCTACTAACATATTAATCATTCTCCTTATTAATGTTTTTTAGCGTGTTACACCTCACGCATAAAGGGGAAGGAATATGACCCGTTCCTTCCAATCGGTAGATTTTACACAACACGTTTCTTCTCCCCAGAAAACAACGTATTCGAGTTAGTCCCATAGGACTGTTTTACTTTTTGGTATAGGATGAAGTATAACCTACCTATTAGCGTTTTTAAAAACTATTTCTACAAGTACCCCAATGTTTGGCTATCTCGCATTAACTTGCTATCCCTTTTTCAATAGTTTTTAGTCTGTTGGATTCGACTATTAGCTTATAAATAAATAATACCACACCGCTATTAACAGTGTGGTTTTAATTACTATAAATGTAAATCGAATTCTATTTTATCTTCTTTACTTAAAAATAAATTTTTCTTATCCATGTCTTTAAATACAATCATGTATTTATCTCGCATGTCAGTAATAGTATAAATTCTATCTAATTGACTTTTCTTTCCGTTTACCGTTAATTCCATTTTCATTATATTAATCTCTCCTTATCGTAACGTCTAGCCAATCCTGTTTCTTCTGTATATTGCTTAACCTTAGCTTGGCGCACTCTAATATTCTTTTTCCACTTATCAATAGATTCTGTATCGCCAACCTCTTCAGCAATTCGTAAGTTTTGTTTAGCCTTGCGTACTTCTCGCTCTAAGCTACGTTGTTTCTGCATCTGTTTAAATACCTTATCAGCTTCTTCTATACTAGGAGGATTATTGTTGTTTGTGTTTAAATCCGGAATGAATGGACGCATGCTATGCCTACAATTTATCCCGCGAAAACCATCTGGTTCCCCGAATTTAAAATCGTATATACTTTTATATCCTTCTGTATTACGTTTTCGTGTACTAGCTATCGTCCCCTGTATACCCTGGCAAGCCGGTCTGGCTCCCGCATAATGGTCAACAACAACTAAATGAACATCGTATTCATTCATGCGCCTAATTGCTAACTCGTTATATGTTCTATTTACTGTAGTTCTTACGACAGCGTCAGTATAAGATTGAATATTCATTATTCGTCCCGCTTTATTCCTGTAACCAGAAGGTAATCCCTTCTCCCTTGCCTGTATAACGGCTTGCGCTACCGCTTGGTTAACTGTTATGTTACCTACCAACACGCGTGCTGTAACTCGCTCTATAATCTCCTCTAATGTTCTTTGAGCGGTTCCTTTACCTAGCGCTGTTGTAATTAATACCGCGTTAACGTAGTTGTCTAAACCGTCAAAAGTTTGGTCTACAAATTCTTGTAATATTATATCTATGTCAGAAGGGATTGGGATAGGAGTTAACCTATCCGCTATTTGTTGATCTATTGTTTGAATAGTATCTATTCCAACAGTACGGAATAAATTAGTGATTTCTTCTACACTTAAGTCGGTAGCTTTAGATAGTTCAATAATTGTTTCTTGATTAAACGCTCTAACTTGTCTTAACTTTTCAGCTTGCCACGCTAAAGCTTGGTCTGCACCTAAACCATCTCTAGTCTTTAGTAATTGCGCCATTCGGAGAAATATATCTTGCTCTATCTCACCATAAATGTTTATTAAAGGTTCCGTATAACTATCTAATTGATACGGTGTTATTTTTACCATCTCACACCTCTATTCGTTTATGCCTTTTATTTTAATTTCTAAAGCATTCAAAGCATCTTCTATTCCTTGTTTATAAAAAGAACTATTATCTTTATCATATAAAATTTCAGAATTATTATATTTAATCAAAATCCATTTTTCTTTCGTTTCCTCTAATTCATAACCGAAATGTATAGCTCCACACAACTCTTCTATACTAAGTTCATTCAATGCCAAGTTATAATCTGAAATCCATTTAGTTTTATAAAAAAACTTTTTTGTGTGCATGTCTATAGTTTTTTCTTTACCGTATCTTTTTACCGCTAATTTAATCGCCTTTTCTTGCTCTAATGTCAATTTAATCATTTTAATTCCCCCTAAATATTTATACGGTATGCCCGTAATAAGACAATACCATATAAATATATAAAGTTTCAACTAATTTATTCCAAACTACCACCTAATGTAATAGAATCAGCAATTGTTTGCATATCTGGCGCACTCATAATATCTTCATTCATAATACGTTGCAGCTTTTGTATAGCCTCTTCTTCTGTTAGTCCGTAATAGTTCATGATAGCATCTACGCGTGATTGTATACCAGCTGTAATAGCCTTAATCTCGTTGTCCAGTTGTGCATTCTTATCTACAATGATACTATCGTCAAAAGTTACAGTTACATCGTAATTAGATGGAGCTCTATATAATCCCGATGCTGTTGCCAATATCCCAATAGCCTCAATCAAATCTGCAATACCTTGCTCTATTATGTTTTCGTGCGCCTTCTTAGTTCGGAACGTTTTACTGTTCTCGCTTACGATTTCTGTCGCTGTTTTTAATCCAGATTTTTGGAAACTAAATGCACCCGGACTAAATCCAATTTGTAAAGCTAATGTATCTAAAGCTGTATTTAATCCCTCTATGTGTTCTGAAGCACGAATAGTTAGGTTTACTTCTTTCATGAAGTCGCTATCCATTCCACCTACATCCATCGCCTCGTATGTTTCATCATAAGCGTCAAAGTATCGGTTAAATGTTCCGTTAGCGTTCGGTGTAGATTGAATAGCACTAGTAGGAACAATGATACGTTTTCGCCCTAATCGAAATTCGCGTAAATACGAATCGAAAATAGTATCTATTGTTTTTAGCGTATCCATGCTGTTAGCGTAAATCGAAATACCTAATGGTAAAGATGAATCTATATTGTTAGCGGTATTAGGTTTGAAGTAAGTGAACAAAGGTCTATCCACATTATTAAATCTAATCTCTGGCTCTAAATTCGGGAACAATTCAGATAAAGCTGTTTTAGTTCCTAATTTATTTTTATCTTCTGAAATATATAATTCATTACGTACTGTATAAACACCATCAATAAATAGATGCCATTCTAATAAAGTGTAATGATCCTTATTTTTAGTAATATAAGAAGGGAAAACCGCTTCTTTAACGCTGACATTATCCCACGAAATAGGAATAAAGTTTTCAGCTGTACTATAACCAATTTTAATATTACCGTTATCAATATAAGGTTTAACAACCATACCGCCTTGACTAAACATAAACTCTAAATATTGTTGAAAGTTTGAGTTAAATGCGTTTTCTTTAAAAATCCGTTGAATAAATTGATTGTAATTCTGGTCACTAATACTAATTTGAGAGCGTTCGTTAAAAATAAGCGTTGCCATTTCTTGGCTTACAACTTTAGGAATGTTTAACGTTGCCATTGTACGCTTAAAACTTCCTTGTCCTATTGAATAACCTTGTACTTCATGAATTTCTTTAGAGTATCCTTTATGAAGTTGTTTCCACATTCGTATATGCTCGTAAAAATCCGTCGGAATATTAATACCCTTTACTTCTTCAAGGTTATTTAAATCGCTAATAATGCCCATTTTAATACCTACCTTTACTAATAAATTTTTAATTGCTGTAAACATATCTTACCTCCTTAATTAACATATCGTTTATAGAAGTAGTTTATTGCATACCTCGCGCTGTCTAAAGCATGGTTATAGTTGTCTATCGGCTTGCCATTATCTAATCTTACATACATCCCTATCTCCGTTAGAATACCTGCATGATGATATACATCGTTTTCTAATAAATAATAACGCTCGTCACTCATAGCGTTTTGTAATCGCTCGATACCTACTTCTATTCCGTGACTAGAACCTTTAACTTCTTGTGCGTTGTTCATAGCACCTTTAGTTTTAATCCCCAGCAAATGTAATTCCTCGCGTAATGATTTACAGGCTGGGTCAACCATGAAT